CTAAGATTCGACGACTAGAAAAATTTTGGGAAAAAATTTTGCGTAGGGAGCCTCTCTAGAACACCGAGTATTATTTAGGAAATAGATTTAATATTCTAAGTTATTTACGAACACCGAACATTAAGTCTTTTTTTTCGTCCTTCGGACTGTTAAAGATACTGTGTTTTACTTATTGTTGTCAAGTATTATTTTATTTTTTCTATTTGTATACTTGTTTAGAGCATTAGAAACTAGAACATTGGGACGTCGTGCGATTTTTTTACGTTTTTTTACTATTTTATTTGACTTGTGTAGGAATATTTACCTAATTTGCATACACAATTAACTTATGGGAGTAAAAATGAGTAATAAAAAAGCTATGGAATTAAATATTGGTGGACATTTGTACAAAATTGTAGAATTACCATTAGAACATGAAGATAATGACAAAGAATTGTACGGTAGACACCTAGTAAAAGATAATATTATTTTAATTAATGAAGGTATTGAAAAAACACGTAAACTAGAAACATTAATTCACGAAATATTACATGCTATTTGTTACAATACTGGATTAGAACACGATGAAAGACAAATAGAAGCGTTAAGTAATGGATTATTTCAATTAGGAATAGGAGAATATCTGTGGAAGAAATCACAAAAAAAATAATTCAAGCTAAAAAAGCAGGCGATTACGAATTAGTACAAAAACTACAGCAAGAAATGGATAGATTACAAAATATTGCGTGGGGAAAACTAATAAGAGAACTAGAAGATGTGCCTGATAGAGAGGATTTTCCTAAAAATGACAAATAATCAAAGAATTTTAGAGCTCATATCTAAAAGATTAGAAGTAGGAGCTAAAAAATACGGCAATCAAGTGCCAGTAGATGGTAGTAGAGACAATCTAAAAGAAAGTATAGAAGAATTATTAGACCTATGCGTATATTTATCTGCGGTAGCATTAGAATTGCACGAACAGTATATTAATAATAAAAGAGGCGAATAATGGCTACAAGATGGACAGAGAATGAAATCATGATATTACAACAGTATGAACGTACTGCTAAGTCTGCTTTTACTCTCTATCAAGAAATACGTATTGCTGGGTATAATAGAACATATAAAGCAGTAACACGTAAATTAGAATCACTAGGTTTGAGAAAACCTTACAGGTATACAACAGGTCACGAAAAAACAATTGGATATTTAGATATTGAATCAACTGGGTTTAGTGCTAATATTGATGTTATGTTGTCCTGGTGTCTAAAAGGAAGAGGTGTCAAAGAAGTTGCTGGTGCTAAAATAACGAGAGAAGAGCTAATGTCAGAAAAGCAAGATGCTAGGATTACAGAGCTGTTAGTAGAAGAAATGAATAAGTATGATGTAATATTTACATATTATGGTACTAGGTTCGATATTCCTTTTATTAGAACTCGTGCACTATATCACGGAACGTACTTTCCTCTTTATAGACAAAAAGCACACAAAGACTTATATTATGTAGTAAGAAGTAAACTAAAGCTTCATCGTTCATCACTTCAAGCTGCCACAGAGTTTTTTGGTATTGCTGGTAAAACAAGAGTAAAACCAGATATGTGGAGAAAAGCTAGATATGGAGATGAAAAAGCAATGAAGTATGTTTACGACCATAATGTAGCTGATGTAGTAATATTAGAAAAACTACACAGGAAGTTAGAAGAACACGCACCACCTTTGGTGAGACCATTATAAGGAGTATTAAATGGCTAAGAAAAAAGAAGATACATTTAAATTAGTTCATGAAGATAAGGAAATGGAATTCAAACTATCTGACTTATCTGAAGAAGCTAGATTAAACTATACTAGAGCAAACGAGATTGCAAGTCAAACAGTTCGTTTAGAACAACAGTTAATTGAGATGAGATTCTTAATTACTAACTATATTAAGTTTGTTGCTAATGAGCTTGACGAAAATAAAAATAAATAGTTATATTTATGAAAGAACGTGTTGTTAAAGGTGTAACTCACTATCTCTTTGATGATTTAGATGAATTTAGAAGTAAAATTAGTTTAAGTCATCCAGTTGTAAAAGAATGGAGACATTCTAATAAAGGAGATTGGATACTGACTGATGATGGTCAAGTATGTCAAGTGTTGCACCTTGGCGTTCTTAAAAAGAGCGATAGAAAAAAAGAAACTACTTTTATTAGAACTATTATGGGTTCGTATGTATGCAGCCCTTCTGTAGTAATAAAAGGAGATATGAAAACAAATATGCATACTTTTTCTACCGCTGGAGAATCTCCTTCTGTTAGAAAGAAAAACAGAAAGAAAGTTACAGATAAAGAATTTTTGTTTGGTAAGTATGTAGCAAAGGGAGATGAGGTAGTAGAAGCTTACATGAAAGCATTTCCTAGTAAGAACAAAAATTACGCAAAATCACAAGCAAAGTTATTGCTTAAAACTGACAGGGTAAAAAAATTGATTAGAGAAGAAATAGATAAATACTTGAGTGAAGCTGAAATTACTCCAACATACTTGTTGGAAGAAATGAGAAACATTATAGATAAAGGCGGTTCATCAGATAGAGATAAGATTACTGCTATAACAACATTAATGAAAATATCAGGAATGATGGAAACTCAAAAGACTACAGAGTCTGTTACATTGTTTCAAGGTTTTTCAAAGGAGCAATTAGATGCAATTCAAGGTTCCCAATACAAAAAATTGGCGGAAGTTAAAAAAGATAGTGAAAAGTAACCGATGTGTTATTTGTTGCTATAGATTATATAAAACTGCAATATACGTTTGGGATAAAGAAGAAAAAGATTGTACTCACGTAAAGTGTTTTAATTGTCTTAGTGTTTATGATAACGAGTTTGAATTAACAGATGTGGGATTACCAAGACAAACAGGAGAAGCATGAGACTAGCAGTATACGGAACACTTAGAAGAGGTTACGAACAAACAGGTAAAGTAAAAGGGTTTAGTTTAGTTTTTCCTGGACATAGAAACTTTCCAGCTCTTGTCAAGAATGAAAAAGGCAAAGGAGCTGTTGTAGAAGTTATAGATGTTACAAAAGAAGATTTAGTAATGTATGACAAGTATGAGTCTACAGATTCTGGATTGTATATTAGAACAACAGTAGATGTGATACTAGATGACACTAAAGAAAAAGAAAAGTGTTGGGTTTATGTAGCAGGTCCTGTTCTATGGCAGAACACTAGTATGTTTACTGAAGTTCCTGATGGTGATTGGTTATCACCTAAAACTCTTGTAATGATGGACAGGGTATATGAAAAAGAATACGAAGAAGCCAGATAAATTTAATATTATACCACCTGACTTATCTGCAAAAGAAAAAGCGTTAGAGTTAGCAAAAAAAGATATAGTTACTTTTGGACAAATGTTTTTGCCAGAAGATTTTATGAAATCAGCTCCTGCACCCTACCAATATCAACTTAGTGATATACTTTTAGGAGATGATAAAAGAGTTTGTATTATATTACCTAGAGGACATGCAAAGTCAACATTAGCTAAAACAGCTTTACTATATCAGTTGTATTTTGCACCACCAGAAAAGAAACAGTTTATTGCTTGGGTATCTGAAGAACAATCTCAGGCTATTGACCATATCAAGTACATACAAAACCATATAGATGTAAATCCTGCACTTCAATACTACTTTGGTGACTTAAAGGGTAGTAAGTGGACAGAGAAAGAATTTACTACTGCAAGAGGAGATAGGGTTATAGCAAAAGGTACATCACAAAGATTGCGTGGTCGTTCTCAATTAGGATTAAGATATACAAACATTATACTTGATGACTTTGAGTCAGAATTAAATACTAAAACACCAGATAGAAGGAGAGAGATTAAAGAATGGGTAATGTCAACAGTAGAACCCGCTTTGGAAAACTCGAAAGAAAACGAAGGGTCAATATGGCTTATTGGTACGATAGTCCATTACGATTCATTCCTACAGGGAGTGTACGATGGATATCTGCAAGCAGAAAAAGAAAACAGAAAGTCAGCTTGGAACGTACTATACAAGAAAGCAATTGTAGATGATGTTCCTCTATGGCCTAGCTATTTTACTAGAGAAAAACTAGCAGACATAAAAAGAAGATTTACTGAAATGGGTCTTGTTCATAAGTTTGCACAAGAGTATCAAAATGAAGCAAGGGACTTAGATAATGCTAAGTTTTATATAGATAGATTAAATTATTATAAAGGTAACTTAGTTGAAAGAAACGGGTTTAACTATCTAATGATAGATGAATCTGCTATACCTGTAAATGTATACTTAGGTGTTGACTTAGCCTATGAATCAAATGCGAAAAGCGACTATCAGGTAATTATGGTTATTGCAATAGATAGTGATAGAAATATATATGTTATTGATTATTATAGAGAACATTCTCCTTTATATGACATGCCTAAAACAATTGTTGAAATGGCAAGAGATTATCATCCAGTAAGAAGGGTAAATGTAGAAAAGGTTGGTGCACAAGGATTAGTAAAAGATTATGTAAATCAATTAGCCGGTAAAGATAGAAAACTAGCACCAGGTTTGTCTCAAGGAGTTAGACCTCCTGCCGGTATCAAAAAAGAAGATAGGTTAGAAGCATTGCTTTGCCCTATTGTAAATCGAAGAAAAATGTTTATCAAGAAAGAGCATGAAAACTTAGTAGACGAAATGTTTGAGTTTCCAAAAGGTAGAAATGATGACCTTCTTGACGGACTTTGGTATGCTGTCACTACAGCAAAACCTCCAAAAAGCTCTGCAATTGACATAGATAAATTAAACGACAAAACATCTAAAATAGAAGAAAGTAGGGCTAAAAGAGTCATAAACTGGGTTACGGGACAAAAAATATAAATTTTACTTGACTTGAGTACATAAATTTTTTTATTTTTAGACTAAAAACTAAAATGGGAGTTTATGGCTAATTACGACGAAAATAAATCTAAGCCTCAGATTTCAAAAGAATTGTTTAGACGTTGGAGAGACGCTAGAGAACAATGGGACGCTGAAGCAAGAAACGCGGTAGACTTTACTCTAGGAAACCATTATAGCAATGATGAATCAGATGCACTGCAGTCTGTAGGGCAAGCTGATTTTGTTATAGATAGAGTATATGCTGCTGTTGATAAATTAAAATCACTACTTACATCAAGACCCGCAAGATTTTCTGCAATAGCTAGAGAAGACTCAGATAATAAACTAGCCAATGTTTGGAAAACAATACTAGAATATGTTTGGGATATATCAAACGGAGATAGCACTTTTAAACAAGTAGTTCATGATTATGCTGTTACTGGACTAGGATATATGTATGTATATGTAGACCCTGAAGCTGACTATGGTAGAGGTGAAGTTAAGTATACTCACATAGACCCTTTTAGAGTATATGTAGACCCAGCATCAAGAGATAGATTTTTTAACGATGCGTCAGGAATGATATTGTCTACTTTTTTAACCAGACAGCAAGTTTTAGATTTGTATCCTCAAATGAGTGAATACATTGATGACATAGAGGTAGGAGTAAATTCTTTGTATGGAGAGGACTATCCTACATCTAACTTAAAAAATAGTAACAATGTTTTAACTCCCGCTGAGGCAAAAGATTTAGATTACACTGTAAATCAAAAATATCAAATACTTGATAGATTTTACAAAATAAAAGTTCCTTTTTACAGATTATTTAACACTGTAGATGGTAGCGAAAAAATTATAGACCCTGATGTGTTCAATGTAATGTCAGAGGACGAAGACTTTGTTTTAGCAGTAGAAAAAGGTGCTATACAAATAGAAGAAATTATGCAAACAAGAATTGCTCAATGCAGTAGCATTGGAGATACTTTACTTTATGAGCGTATTCTTAACACTGATATATATCCAATTGTTCCATTTACAAACATTTGGACTAATACTCCCTATCCAAAATCAGATGTGAACAAGGTTAAAGATTCACAAAGACTTTTAAATAAGTTATTTTCTCTAACCTTGTCACACGCTCAGTCTGCTGCTGGATTAAAACTTTTAATTCCAGAGGGTAGTGTTGATAGTGTAAGTCAGTTAGAAAAAGATTGGGCAAACCCAAATGCGGTTATTGAATATAATCCAGAGTTTGGTGAGCCACATTACCCACAACCAGCTCCTTTAACAAGTGAGTTTTATTATTTAATTGATAGGGTAGAAAAATATATAGATTTAAATTTTGGTATACCTGAACTATTACAAGGGTTCAGAGAAGGAGCTCCAGAATCTGTTAGAGGTACAATGCTTTTATCAGAAATGGGAGAATCTAGAGGTAAATCAAAGTTAAGAGATATTGAAGCAAGTTTATCTATGGTAGGTCAAGTTGTTTATAATCTTGCAAAAGACCATTATAAATTTGCAAAAACATTTAGAATTGTACAACCAAATAATGATATTACTGAGTTTTCAGTTAATATGAGATTGTATGATGATAAATCGAATGAAATAGGGGCTATAAAGAATGATATTCAGCTTGGCCAACATGACATTCGAGTTATATCAGGTTCAACTTTACCTAGCAACAAGGTATCTGAATACAACATGTATCTTGATGCGTATAAACTTGGACTGGTAGATGATGTCGAGGTTTTAAAGAAAACTGAAATCTTTGACAAAGAAGGTGTTCTTCAAAGAAAAGGTCGAATGGCACAGATGCAACAGTATATTACACAACTTGAAAATCAAGTCAAGAAGCTTAGTGGAGACCTACAAACATCTGAACGTGAAATGGTATCAGCCAGAAAACGTACAGAAGTCGAGAAGTTTAAATCAGGTTTAAATGAAATAACTTCTAACACTAGGACTAAACAGAAAGAAAAGGTAATGGAACTGGGGAATTTGGTTAACCAGATGAAAGTTTCTATGGAGGAAGAAGAAAAATAACAAACGTGGTTCAGAGTCTTAGACTAAATCGCGGGAGGAGAAAACAAACATGGCAAAAGAACAAGAACAACAACAGGTTGAACAGCAAGTAGACCCAATAGTAGAATCTGCGGTGGAACAACAAGTTTCATTAGAGGATAATATCGAAGAGCAAGGTGAAGAAACATCTGAGGCTATGGATTGGGAATCAGAAGCTAAAAAATTTCAATCAATGTATGACAAAAAGGTTGCGGAACACGAAAATTTGAAACAAGACAGCAGTGATTTAATGCAGTTGAAACAAGTTTTAAACGAAAAGCCTGAATTAGTTAACGTAATTGAAAAAAGTCTTGCTGGTGAATCAGTTGAGGGCAAAAAAGAAGAGGCAAGTACAACCCCTGATAATTTTGACCCTTGGGATGCCTATTACAAGCCAGATTCAGAATCTTACAAATTTAGAGTAAGTCAAGAAAAAAAGCTTGTACACGAAACAGTAGATAACGAACTAGCTAAACTACAAAATCAAATGGCAATGAATAATTTGAAAACAGAATTGGTGAGTAAGCACAATTTAGGTGCAGATGATGCAGAAAAGTTTTTACAATTTGCAACAACTCCTAAAGCTAACCTTCCTATTGAAACACTTATAAAAGTGTGGAAAGAAAATGAAGGCAAGGGAGCAACTCAAAATGAAAACTTAGAAACAGTCAGAAAAACAAAATCAATTCCAAAACCAGCTGGTGTGCTTCAGGGTGGCGAACAGCCACAAAAGTCTGAAGGAGACCAAGTGTGGGATAGAATTATGGGAGCCAATAAAAGAAGTAGAATAGCTAAATAACTAACTAAGAGGTAAACAAAATGGCTTTTAATCAAGGACAATTAAAGTCTTCCCAAATTACCGCAGTAGCAAAAGATGCTGGTATAGGACAAAGACCCGACGTTAGACGTTTATATGATTTCTCTGATAGAGTTGCAGAACTCATGCCAGAGGAGTCACCTTTTTTCGTCTATCTAAGTCAGGTTGCTAAAGAAGCTACAGATGATTCTGTTTTCAGATATTTAGAAAATAGAACTGTAACTAACTATACTGCAAGAAACTTTAGCTTAGCAGCAAACGTCAATGGCGGAAGTGCTGTAAATGCAGGTACTTTATATGACTTTACAGTTGACGACGGAGCTGGAGCTGCTATCGGATTCCTTACAAAAGGAATGGTTATAGCAATTGCATCTGTCGATTCAACAGCTGGTTATGGACAAGTTTTAGTTAGAGTTGAGTCTTCACCAAACGTACAATCAGCAAACACTACCTTCTCAGGTAGAGTTATTGATGTATCAAATTCAAACGTTTCTGGATATAATGTATTATCAAACGAGGACGGATGTCAAATCGTTGGTACATCATTCGAAGAAGGAACAGGTTCACCTGATACTTTTTCAGATACAATTGAAGATGATTTTGGTTATACTCAAATCTTTAAAACAGCTTGTGAATTAACCAACACAGCAATAGCTACAAGATATCGTGGCTACGAGAACGAATTTGATAGAATTTGGGCTCAAAAATTACGTGAACACAAAGTTGACATCGAAAGAGCTATGCTTTTTGGACAGAAAGCTCGTGTAAACGGAGTACAATACACTGAAGGTCTAGTTGGACACATTGTAAAAAATGTAAATCCAATTACAGATAACTCAGCATTTTCATATGATTCAGGTAATGCATACTACAGAAGTGTAGCTCAAGCAGAACTTACATATGACAGATTGCTATCTGATTTAGAGGTTATCTTTGACCCAGCAAGAGGCGGAGCAAGTGAAAAACTTGTATTAGCTTCTTTACCAGTAATCTCATTCTTTAACAAACTAGGCGGAGATGCATTCTTATCACAGTCGCTTGCTTACAACAGAAATGCTAGTGAAGCAGCAACACCAACTGCGACAGGAACAAATCAATCACCATTCAGAATGAACATGGGAGCAGTACAAGGACAGTTTGGTCACTCCTTAATGGAAATCAACACTATCCATGGTTCTATGTTCTTAGTGAAAGAACCTCTATTTAGAGGAATCGCTAGTGGATTCATGCTTATGGCTGATATGTCTAAATTGGCATACAGACCATTAGTCGGTAACGGTCTAAATCGTGACACTCAAATCATGACAAACGTACAAGCTGCGGATGAAGATTTAAGAAAAGACATGATTATGACTGAAGCTGGTCTTGAAATCACACTACCTGAATGTCACGCTCTATACAACGTGGAGGGATTATAAAATGGCTAAAGGTGCATTATTAGAAAAAAATAGTGGTGCTGGTGGTTTACTATCAAATGTAG